AGGCATCGGCTCAGGAAGCGGTTCAGGCGTCGGTTCGGGAATTGGTTCATGTGATAGCTCCTGAATTTGGGCACCGATGGCCCGGGCTAAACTGCGGCAAAAATCCTCGTCCAGGGCTGTGTTATAGGCGACAATATTCTGCTCTGACAGAATGTCGATCCACCAGGCGACCATGTGGTGGGGAACATCCCGTTTGGCAATGTTATCCAGCAGGACCACATAGACTTTCTTTTCGTAAAAGTCTTTGGCCATCTGATATTCCTTCCGGACAAAGGAGTTTTCCTTCAGTAAGATATCCCGGGAGAAAAACAGAATCACCGCCCGGCAAGCGTCAATATGCATGGCGATCTGTGTAGACCATTTTTCTCCGTATTCCAGACCGTAATCGTACCAAAGGGGAACGCCAAGCTCCCGGAGCTTGCAGACAATGGGCTGGATTCGCTGGGCATCTTCGGTGTTATAGCTGACAAAATACGCATTGGGATCGTTGGACGGCTGGAAGCCCAAATAGGATGACACGGCGAATCCCTCCTTTCTGTGACGCCATTGTAGCATAAGAATATTGGAACTACAAGGGGCTTTTGGGGTTTTCCTCTGTAAACAAGCAGATTCTTTCTCTTTTGTTGCGTTTTTTCCCCAGCATGGTATAATGGGGAAAAAAGGAGGCGGTCGTATGCTGCTGGATATTACCTTGCAGGTCACCCCGGCGATGCTGGGAAAGGCATGGGGGAATACGGATAAAGCCCTGGTGGGCCATTTGGGGACGCATTTTGATGTGATGGATAAGGAGTTCCCGCTGGAATATACCAACCGGCCCGGGGTGGTACTTGATGTTTCCCATGTGAAGGATCGGGACATCGAACCTTCGGATGTGGACCTGACCCTGGTGGAAAAGGATATGTTTGTGGCCTTTTATACCGGCTTTATTGAGGAAGTGGAATACGGCACAGCCCAGTATTTCAAGGCCCATCCCCAGCTAAGTAAGGCGCTGCTCGAAGAGCTGCTGGCAAAAAAGGTTTCTGTCATCGGTGTGGACTGCGCCGGTATCCGCAGGACGCCGGAGCATGTGCCGGCTGACCGGTACTGTGCTGAGCATGGAGTCTTCGTCGTTGAAAATCTGTGGGATCTGAAGGGCCTTTTGGCGGTTAGCAGCCGCTTTACCGCCCATACCTATCCCATGCGTTTTTCCGGGGTCACCGGGATTCCCTGCCGGGTGGTGGCCCAGGTATGAGCCTGCTGATCCGGGGCGGCCGGGTGTTTGACGGCCGGAAGTTTTTGCAGGGGGATCTGCTTGGCACAGACCTGGCAGAGGAGATCGTAAGCCGAAGCGGTGGCTACGGATTGACGGTCTGCATGGCGGCGGCCCGGGTTTTGGGCATGCCGGAGGAGGAAGTGTTCCGGGCGGTTACCGGCAATGCCGGTGCGGCGCTGGGCCGGCCCTGGGGACGGCTGCGGATCGGTGAGGCGGCAGATCTTGCGCTGCTGCAATGGACAGATGCCCCTTTGGCACTTACCGACCCTTACGGCCACCGGCTGACAAGCGACCGCAGCTATATCTGCCGTATGACCATCCGGGAGGGTAAAACCGTGTTCAAGCAATAAATTCTGATTTATCGCTCCGTTTATAAAATCCCCTTTGTAGGGGCCGATGACCACATCGGCCCGATACACCAGGCTTTTTAGGGCCGATGTGCCTCAATCGGCCCCTACAGGTCGCGTTATACGAACAGCCCGATAAATACGAATTTAAACGAGAAGACCCCCGCTGCTTTTGGCAGCGGGGGTTTCTGCTTGGGTAATAAGAAGAGAGGTAGAAAAGAGGTTTCCTTTACGGAGTCGAAAGAGGCGGCTCACGGCTTCCGCCTGCTTTCTGAAATCATCATACCGGGGATTTTTGAACAGCAAATAACGCAAATGAAAACAAAATGCGACTTATTTGTTAAAATCCACATCCTGACGCTCTGACCAATAGGTCAGGGCGTTTTTAATGTCCCGCTCCGGCAGATCGAAATATTCACTCAGCTGCCAAAGCTCCGTATACCCGGCGGCAAAGGCCTCCCGAAAGGCTTCCTCTGTCAAAAATTGCCGGGCAACATACCGGTTCGCCCGGTATTCGCTTCGTTCTACCAACTCGTAGGGACTGTCTACCCGGTGCAGCGCTCCGGTGGCAAGGTGGCCCAGCTCATGGCAGCAGACACCCCGTAAAAGCCGAGCAGAGCGGATCTTGGAAAAATCCAAAAAGACAGCCATATAATCCCCGTCCCGGACGGTAGCGCCGGGCTGAGGCACACCAATATAGGGGATCACATCCACCCGATTGGCTTTGCAGTAATCATAAAATCCAGATAACTCAAACAATGTTACTTCTCCCCTTGGGAGTCCCTCCGGGCGCGCATCAGGCGCACCATGTCCCGTACGGCCTCCTTTTGCTCTTCATCCAGTTCCTTAAAATCTCCGTAGAACGCCACATCCACCTGGTCCAGGATGTCAGAGGCGGTTTCCTCCTGACCCAGCAGGTATCCCACGGACACGCCGAAATAGGCGGCAATTTTTTGGGCAGTTTCGGCGCTGAGGCTTTTTTTGCGGCCCATTTTCAGATCGGTGATCAAGCCTCTGCTCAGACCTGTCTCTTCACACAGACGGCCGGGGCGGATGCCGCGCTGGGTGCAGAGCTTTTGGATGGTTTCATATAAATTGCCCATAAAATTACCTCCGTACTTGTGCAAGTACACAAAATCCCGAAAAACGGGAGAATTAGGATTGACAAGTACTCGAACAAGTACTATTATAGGGGCGTGGCAAGTACATGTACGAGTACAAATATCAGTTGACACCTATATATTAGTACATGAACGGGTACTTGTCAAGAATTTTGTAGCCGCTTTTCGGCTACGGAAAGGAGGTGATAGGTCGTGGACGGACTTTTACGGCAGCCGCCCATGCCGGCAGAAACAGCATACCGCCGAAACCGTACAACATTCAGGACAGTTTATCCTTTAGGGCTGCAAGATCCCCAGCAGGCTTTCCCCCGGGCCTGGTGCAGCTTGTGCGGGGCAGAGGTGTACCGGCCGGACACCTTATTATGCCGGCGCTGCGACGATACCCGTGGGTGAAATGAACGCTGCCGGGATCGTAGAGGAGCTGTGGGCCATTGCCATGGCCCGGGCCACGGACTATATGACTGTCCGGGAGGGAACGCTGGAGATCCGGTCTACCGGAGAGCTGACGCCAATGCAGTCTGCGGCCATCGCCTCCATTGAGCGGTCTACCGGAGGGCTGAAGGTGAAGTTCTACGATAAGCTAAAGGCGTTGGAGCTGCTGGGAAAGTACCTGGGGCTGTTTGAGAGCCGGCCGGTCTGGCCGGAGGGACAGGATACTAACCTTCTGCAGGCCATCCTGGAGGCAACGGACAAGGAGGTGTCTACCCATGATCTACCGGAGCTTCAGCAAGCGGCAGCTGCTGGCCATGACCTGGTGGAACAGACCGGTTCTTCGGGAGCATGATGCCATCCTCTGCGACGGGGCGGTTCGTTCCGGTAAGACGGTGTGCATGGTGGTGGGCTTTTTTCTGTGGAGCATGGCCCGGTTCGACGGAAAGGTGTTCGCCCTGTGCGGCAAAACCGTGGCATCCCTGCGGCGCAATGTGGTGATCCATCTGCAGCAATGGCTGGGCGGGGTCATGGAGGTTACGGAGCATCGCAGCGACAACCGGCTGGAGGTTCGCAGTTCCGACGGCCGGAAAAATACCTACTATCTCTTCGGTGGCCAGGACGAAAGCTCCTATATGCTGATCCAGGGTATTACCCTGGCGGGGGCGCTGCTGGACGAGGCGGTGCTGATGCCCCGATCCTTCGTGGAGCAGACCTGCGCCCGCTGTTCGGAAACGGGAGCGAAGCTCTGGTTTAACTGCAACCCGTCCACCCCGGAGCATTGGTTCTACAAGGAATGGCTGGAAAAGTGCCGGGAGAAAAAGGTTTTGCATCTGCACTTTACCATGGCCGATAACCCGGGCCTGCCCCCGGAGGTGAAGGCGCGGTATGAACGGATGTACACCGGCCATTTTTACCGCCGGTATGTGCTGGGGCAGTGGTGCGGGGCAGAGGGGCTTGTCTACGATTTTGACCCACAGCGCCATGTGACCCGGGACTTGCCGACGGCAGGAAGGTATTACATCTCTGTGGACTACGGCACGCAGAACCCCTTTTCTGCCGGCCTATGGTGTGTGGCCGGGGGTCGGGCGGTGCGGCTGCGGGAGTACTACTATAACGGCCGGGAGCAGGGGAAGATGCGTACCGATGCCGAGTACTACCGGGCGTTGGAGGAATTGGCGGGGGATCTGCCGGTGGAGCAGGTGATCATCGATCCCTCGGCGGCCTCCTTCATCGCCCAGGTGCGCAAGGCGGGGCGTTTTCGGGTGCGCAGAGCCTGCAATGAGGTGCTGCCGGGCATCCAGCTGGTGGCCCAGCTGCTGCAGGCGGGGGTGCTGCAGATCGCAGAGGGCTGCAAGGCGGCCATCCGGGAATTTTCGCTGTACAGCTGGCAGCCCTCCGGGGAACGGGATCTGCCTCTGAAGGAAAATGACCATGCCATGGACGAGATCCGCTATTTTTGCATGAGCGTATTAAGACGAAAACTGTAAATTCGTATTTATCGCTGTGCGATAAATCAGAATTTGAAAGGAGAAAAGGATGAAAAAATGGTTACTGGAGTACTTTCTGCCTATGTGGGCCAAGGAGACGGTACTTGAGGATAATCGCCGGCTGCAGCGGGAAAACCGGGCTTTGCGCCGGGAAAATGAGAAGCTGCAGGCCTATATCCGGGGCGTTCACATGGGCCTTCGGGGCAGGGTAGGAGGAAAGCATGAAGCTAATTGAGTATCAGCAGGCCTTTGGCGCTTGGGATCGCACCACGCAGACCATGCGCAAAAGCATCGATAACTGGTTTTCCCTTTACTATCAGCAGGATACCGACAGCCGAACCGATCCCTGTCAGCGGGTGGCCTACTGCGTGGTCAACAAGCTGGTCAAGGCCATCTTCAGCGAGTACCGGGCAAGCTGCCCGGGGGCGTTTTACGAAGATCTGCTGGGCCGGCTGTCCGGCTGTCAGCGGCAGGCCGTGGAGCTGGCTTTGGTGGGCGGTGAGTGCTACATAAAGCCTTGCCTTGGGCCGGAGGGTGTGAGCCTGACGGTGATCCCCCGGAATCAGGTACTGGTCTTTGGCCGGAATCCGGAGGGAGAACTGACGGATGTGGGTACGGTGGAGCATTCCACCTGGGAGCGGTACTATTACACCCTCCTGGAGCGGCGCAGCCTGGACGAACAGGGTCTTCTGACCATTCAAAACACCCTGTACCGTTCCTTAAATGCCCAGACCCTGGGCCAGCGGGTCAGCCTCCACAGCCTGCCCCGGTACAGCGGCTTGGCGGAAACCTATACCTTCCCCGTGGCCCTGGGCGGTGTGGGCCTTGTGCGGCTGCAGACCCCTATGCTCAACTGCGTGGACGGCTCTCGGGAGGGAGTCAGCGTCTATGCCCCGGCGGTGGATCTGATCCGGAACATCGACCGGAATGAAGCCCAGCTTTGCGGGGAATTTGACCGGGGCGAAAGCAGGATCATCACCTCCCGGGATCTGCTGGATGAAGATAAGCTTCTTTCGGACCATCTGTTTGTGGGTCTGGACGAAGATCCCCAGCAGGTAGGTTTCCATATTTTCAGCCCACCGCTGCGAACCCAGTCCTACCTGGACCGCCGGCAGGAATACCTGCGCAATGTGGAGACGGTGATCGGTCTGAAGCGGGGTATGCTGGCAGATGTCAATGCCAATCAGCGTACCGCCACGGAGATCGCGGCCAGCGAAGGAGAGTATAACCTGACGGTGCTGGACTTCCAGCGGGAATGGGAAAAATGCGTCAGACAGTTGCTGGTACTGAGCGGGGCTCTGGCAGGACTCTACGGCCTGGGCAATATCCCGACACCCCGGCTTCAGCTGGACTGGGGCAACGGCGTTTTGTTTGACGAGGACAAAATGTGGCAGGAGTACCGGCAGATGGTTTTGGACGGTCTGATCGCCCCGGAGGTGGCGCTGGGCTGGCGATTCAATATGCCGTCGGTTACCGAGGCAGACCGGCAGGCCATCCGGGCCAGATATATGCCTCAAATCAGCCCCAGCCAGGCGTAAAACAGGCAAAGCATCCGTGAAGCGACCACGAAAAAAGCGTAATGCGGAAAGGAAAAAACTATGAAAAGAGAATTTTTGCAGAATCTGAAAGTAGGAGATGCGCCTCTTACCAAGGAGGTCATCGACGCCATTATGGCGGAAAACGGCAGGGACATCGAGGCGGCCAGGCAGGCGGGCAACACCTGGGAGGAAAAGTATAACCGGGCGGTACAGGCCCACCGGCAGGAGCTGGATCAGCTGCGTTTTCAATCGGCATTGGAGGAGGCGGTAAAGAACGCCGGGGGCAGAAACACGAAGGCCATCAGCGCCTTGCTGGATCTGGATACCGTCCGATCCGGGGAGGATCTGCCCCAGGCCCTGGAGGCTGCTGTGGAGGCGCTGAAAACGGAGCATGCTTATTTGTTCCATACCCAGATCCCTCCTCTTTACGCCAGAGGAACCGGTACTCGGGAGGGTACAGACAATCATACCCCGGACACCCTGGCAGGTGCGCTGCGGGAAAAATACGAAAGGAAGTAAAAAACTATGGCAATTACTCTTTATGACGCAAAGGTCGGCATGGCCGACAAGGTAGATCAGCAGATCGTGGATATGTTCCGCCGCAGCTCTCAGCTGCTGGACGGCATGGTGTTTGACAATGTGATCAGCCCCGGTACCGGCGGCAGCACTCTGACCTACGGCTATATCCAGCTGAAGACCCCCGCCACCGCGGCGGTTCGTGCGGTGGGCGCGGAGTATACCCCCGGGGAAGCCAAGCGGGAGAAGAAGACCACCGGCGCGGTGATTATGGGCGGCTCTTTCCAGGTGGATCGGGTGCTGCAGAACACCGCCGGCGCAGCCGATGAGGTGGCCTTCCAGGCAGAGCAGAAGATCAAGGCAACCGCCAACTTCTTCCACAACATGGTCATCAACGGCGACAGCGACGAAGGCGGCTTTGACGGTCTGAAAAAGCTTTTGACCGGTACGGCCAACGAGCTGTGCAGCCAGGTGAGCCTGGCCTCCTCCCAGGAGCTGGACGAGAACTACAACGCCTTCCTGGACGAGATGGATGCCTTCCTGGCCGCTCTGGACGGCACGCCTTCCATGCTGCTGATGAACACCGGCATGCTCATCAAGCTGCGCTCCATCGCCCGCCGGGCCGGCTACTACGAGCGCAGCCGGGACGATTTCGGCAACTTTGTGGAGACCTATGCCGGCATCCCCATGGTGGATATGGGCAAGTACTTCAACGGTGACGAGACCGTAGATGTGATCCCCACCCAGGAGGGCAAGACCGCCATCTACGCGGTGTGCCTGGGTCTGGACGGCTTCCACGGCATCAGCCCCATGGGCGACGGCGTGATTTCCTGCTATCTGCCTGACCTGTCTGCTCCCGGCGCGGTCAAGACCGGTGAGGTGGAGCTGGTGGCCGGCGTGGCGCTGAAAAACACCATGAAGGCCGCCGTTCTGAAGGATATCGCCATCGGCTGAGATGGAGGCACCGGGTATGGTAACCTATGATTTCTACATAAACACCTACCTGGGCAGCGCCATCGATGAGAAAAGCTTTCCTGCCGCGGCGGCACGGGCCGCCGCGGTGCTGGAAGGGTATGAGCGGTGCTGCCGGGTAAACTGCCCCGGCCAGGACAGCCGGGGAATGGCTGTCTGCGCCATGGCAGAGGTGATCCATCAGTACGGCGCGAGCCGGTTTGTGGATTCCGCTTCTGTGGGCAGCGTATCGGTGCGCTACAACAGCCGGGGCAGCCGGGAGCTGGAACGGGAGCTGCTGCGCAAAGCCGGGATCTACCTGGATATTTACCGGGGGGTGGCGGGGACATGAAGCATCCTCTGTGTGACCAGACGGTGACCCTTTACACCCAAACGGAGCAGGGCCTGCAGCGGCGGGTGGTAACCGGCTGTTTTTACAGCTACCGCCAGGAAAAAACGGCAGAGGGTCTGTCCCAGACCCGATTCACGCTGATTCTGCCCGGGGAAGAGCCGGTGGGGATCGGCACGCGGGTGCTGCCCGGCGTTGGCCCGGAGCAGGTAGACTTTCAGACCTTTCTGCCGGTGAATACCCCCGGCCTTGGCCAGGTGGCCTATGTAGAGCCCTGTTATTTCGCGGGCCGGCTGCACCATTGGGAAGCCGGCAGAAAGTGAGGCGACTATGGAAGGCTTGGATGCGCTGTTAGGGTTGCTGCGACAGTTTCCCCTGTGGGAAGAAGCGCTGACGGTGGAGCAATGGCACAGCTGCCCGCAAAGCAGCAGCCTGCAGCCCCTGGGACTGACGGTGCTTGGCTGCCGGGAGGATCTGCTGGGACACCGGCGCTGGCGGCTGCGGCAAAGCTATTGCCTGCGACGGACGGCTTACGGAGGCCGGGAAGCCGCCGACTGGATGGCCCAGCTTCAAAGCTGGCTGCTGGGCAGAACCTCTGAGGCGCTGGAGGCGGCCTTTGCCCCGGGGTTGCGGCTGTGGGCCCAGCAGGGGTGTGCGGTCAGCGACAGCCAGCCGGGAACCGGCATTTATGAAGTAAAAATCCATGTGGAATACGAGAAGGAGTAATTTTATGGCAAAAATCGAACGCAAATACCTGGCCCATTACATCAACGCCGCCGAGCCCGGCCTGGAAGCGGACTACGAGCGGCTGGGCAAGGATCTGGAGGAGTACAGCCCGGAGCTGTCTGCCCAGGTGGATACCCGGAAGAACATTCTGGGTCAGACCTCGGTGGTGATCTCCGGCTATGAAAAGACCGCCGCGGTAGAGCCCTTCTACGCGGTGGCAGGCAGCAGCCTCTTTGCGCGGCTGCAGGCCATCATCGACGAGGGCAAGGTACTGGAGGATCTGAAGGCGGATGTGGTAGAGGTAAAGCTGTGGGAGCAGGAGACCCAGGAGGGCTTCCCCGCTGTCCGGGAGGAAGTTTATATCGAGGTGACCTCCTACGGCGGCGATACCACCGGTTATCAGATCCCCTTTACCATCCACTACACCGGCAATAAGGTAAAGGGCAGCTTCCACCTGGAAAACCGCACCTTTACCCAGGCCTGATCAGAGAGGAGGCCTTCAGATGAATCAGCTGACGGTGGATTGGGGGCTGGAGGAGTACGCCCTGTTTGAAGGCGCGGTGCTCCGGTTCAACCCGGCAGACCCCAATTTGTATGCCCGGTTTTTGGAGCTTGGCCCCCGGCTGGAGGCGCTGCAAAAGGGCTTGCAGCAGGCATCTGATACCGGGGAGGTTCTGCAGCCGGTACGGATTTTGGAACAGACCGACCGGGAACTGAAGGAAATGCTGACCTATGTATTCGGACCGCAGAACGATTTTTTCCGGCTGATGCAGGGCATTAACCTGCTGGCCACAGGTCAAAACGGACGGACCGTGGCGGAAAATCTGCTGACCGCGCTGGAGCCGGTGCTGCTGGAGGGGGCGGAGCGCTTTGTCCGGGAGCGAACCCGGGAAGCCTGCCGGCAGGCCCGGCAGCGCCGGGCGGCCCAATGAACCGGCTGTGGCAGCTGCCGGTGCAGGTACAGCTGGGGGGACAGATCTTTGACCTGCATACGGACTATCGGGATATTTTGGAAATCTTTTCCTATCTGGAAGACCCGGATCTGCCCGAGCCGGTGCGGTGGCGGATCGCTATGGCGCTGTTTTATGAGCAGCCGGTTTCCCCGGAGCTTTGGCAGGAGGCGCTGGAGTATCTGGTGTTTTTCATCAACTGCGGCGCTTCCGAGACCCCCGGCCCGAAGCTGATGGACTGGGATCACGACGCGGCGGCCATTTTGGCAGGCGTGAACAAGGCGGCGGGCCGGGAGATCCGGGGGCTTCCCTATGTCCACTGGTGGAGCTTTTTAAGCTGGTTTCATGCCATGGAGCCGGGGCAGCTGTCCACCCTCATCAGCATCCGGGATAAGCGCCTCCGGGGCAAGCCCCTGGATGCCTGGGAAAAGGAATTTTACCGGTGCAACCGGGACGCGGTACAGCTTCCGGTGCGCCGCAGCAGGCAGGAGCAGCAGTCAAGAGCCCACCTTCTGGCACGGTTGGAGGCCTCCCCGAACCGAAAGGAGGAATAAAACATGGACGACAACAAAGGAGTCATCGCCCAGACAAAAGAAACGCTGATACAGATCAAGGATACGCTGGTGACCAGCACCCGGGAGGGCCTTGCCCTGGGAGAGGCTTTGAGCAGCGCGAATAAAGCGGCCAAAAGCCTGGCTTCTTCCGTAAGCAAGGTCAAGCGGGTTCTTTCCGGGTTTGATGAGATCAACCGGCTGGGACAGAAAAAGACCTCCGGCTCTTCCAAAAAGAAGAGCACCAAAAAAGAAGAGACGGAAAAAAAGGAGCAGACCCAGGAACAGCCCAAACAGGAGCAGCCCAAGCCTGCGCCCCAGAGCCTGGCGGCCTTGCCCCAGGAAGAGCCGCCGGAGCTGAAGATGTTCGAAAAGGGCGCGTTGAACTGGGCTTGGGTAGGCGAGCAGCTGGGCAGTCTGAAGGACTCGGTAAGCGATTTTTGGAACAACACCCTGGTGCCGATGTCCGGGTGGTTTGACGAGGGCCTGCTGCCCGGTATATACCGGGTGATTACCGAAGGCCTGAATCCCAGCCAGGAAAAGGTAACCAATTTTAACGGCACAGTCGGCGGCCTGTGGCAGCAGCTGACCGGCGGCACCGGACAGCTGCTGCAGACGGTGCTTCCCGGCCTGCAGCAGCTGGATACCACCTTCGGAACGCTGTGCGGTTCGTTCTTTTCCGGCAGTCAGCAGATCGGCAGCAGCACCGATGCCATGGGGCAGACGGTCAGCGGTACGGCCGGGCTTCTGCAGCGGAGTCTGCAGAGCCTGGGCCTGGGCTGGAGCAGTACCCTGGGACAGCTGCAGACCGGTACGGCCACCGCGTCTGCCGGCGTTACCGGCTCTTTGCAGCGGGTCACGGATTTTCTGCTGGGTGGCTTTTCCAGCGCCTGGGCCGACGGCTTTTCCGGTCTGGGAAACCCGGCCAAGGGGGCGTTTAACGGGATCATCGGCCTGATGAACAAAATGACCGGCGGCTTCGGCAGCGCCCTCAACGGCTTGATCGGCGCGGCCAACAAGCTGAAGATATCCATACCGGACTGGGTACCGGGGATCGGCGGCAAGCAGTACGGTATGTCCTTGAAAACGGTGTCCATCCCCCAGGTGCCGTACCTGGCAAAAGGCGCGGTGCTGCCTGCCAACCGGCCGTTTCTGGCCATGGTGGGCGACCAGAAAAGCGGCACCAATGTGGAAGCGCCGCTGACCACCATCCAGGAGGCGGTGGCCAATGTGATGGCAGATCACACCGCCGGCAATATGGCCGGCCATGAGGCCACCGTACAGATGCTGGAGCGGATCTTGGAGGCGGTACTGAGCATCGACGCAGGTGAAGCGGTGATCGGCCGGGCGGTGCAAAATTACCGGCTGAAAAACGCGGTGATGAAAGGAGGGGGCTTTTAATGCTGGAGCATCCGTATCTCATTGACGGCAAGCCTCTGCCTTTGCCGGATCAGGATGTGGAAATGTCCTTTGAGGATCTGGATCATGCCGACGCGGGCCGGGACGAGGCCGGCTTTATGCACCGGCTGGTGGCCCGGTATAAGGTCGGCAGCTGGAAATTCTGCTACAGCACGCTGACGGGGGATGCCTACCGGCAGCTTTTGGGGCTGTTGCCGAAAAGCGGCAGCTTTACCTTTTCCTATCCCGATCCTGCCGACCCTACCCGGTATCTGGAAACCACCGCCTATCTGTCCCGGTTCGGGATCGTCTGGCACAATGGGGCGTTGGATCTTTACCGGAATCTGCAGTTTTCCGTGATCGAGTGCTGAAAGGAGGGGGAACATGCTGAAAAATGTACTGTGCCTGCCGGACGGCAGCCAGCTGCGCGCCGGGGCTGCCGGGGCGGCAATTACCGCTTTGCAGCTGACCCGGTGTGTTAACAGCCGGGAGGAACTGACCCTGGGCTCTGCCTGCGCCGCCATGCTGGAGGCCAAGCTGCTTCTGCCCCAGGGGCTGCAGCTGGAGGAAGGGCAGGAGCTGACCCTTTACAGGGAGGACGAGCAGGGGAATCTGTGGCCGGAGGGGATTTTTGTGACCCAAAAGCCGGAGCGAACCGGCCTTTACAGCTATCGGCTGACCGCCTTTGACCGGATGGTGTATACCGACCGGGATATGACCCAATGGCTGGCGTCTCTGACCCAATGGCCCTACACCCTGCAGCAGCTGGCCCAAATGGTTTGCGATGCCTGCGGTGTAGCGCTGGCAGGCGCGCCGCTTCCCAACGGCGATCTGCCGGTGCAGGCCTTCCGGGCGGCGGATATTACCGGCCGGGAGCTTTTACAATGGATCGGAGAGGCCTCCGGCCGCTTTTGCAGAGCCACCCCGGAGGGCTGTCTGGAATTTGCCTGGTATACCCCGGCAGGCCGGCTCTCCGTTGGCCCGGCCTTTGCCTGGGGCATTGGCAGCAGCCACCGGGATGGGGAGCTGACTTTGGAACTGACTGGTGCTTATCAGGAGGGGACGCTTTCGCTGGAAGGGGACTATTTATCTGCCTC